GGGTAAATATTACTTAATTCCAGCGATGTATCCATCGTCATTCGTGGTGACTGTGATGTCACCTGTGAGAAGTTTGCCTTGCTTGTCGAAAGCGCAAATATTATCTGCTCCAACTTCGTAAAGGCAATCTTCAACTCGTGAGCCGTCAGAGCGTAGATAGAACCAGCCATCGTCGAGCTTGAGCCAGCCGGTAATCATGCGGCCAGTCTCATCGAGGTAAAAATGCTTACCGTCGCGCTCCTGCCAACCTATGGCCATGCGGCCGTCAGAGCCTAACAAGTACCAGCTTCCGTTGTACTCAAGCCACTTATCAGCTTCGAGAGCTCCACTGTCATCGAAGTGCCACCAACACTTCTCAGATCCTTCCCAAGAAGCATGGACCCAGCCTGTGAGCATCCAACCGGATTCATTGAAGTAGTACCATTTCATGCCGACTCGGTACCAGCCAACCGCATATTCACTCGATGACTCGCCTGTCTGATACCACCAGTTGCCTTTGCCGTTGGTGTGCCAGCCAATCTCAGAGCTTGAGCGTGCACCAGTCATGACCTCGTACCAGTAGCACACACGCTCCATATAGTGAGCGTTCTGAGAGCCTGCAAGCTCGCCAGGGCAAGCCGTGGACACGATCTGTTTGTGTGGTCGGACGTTACCGCCCCAGCGTGGATATCCGAGCCCGTACTTGATAAGCAACGCAGCAACAAGATGTGTGCCGCTCTCTAGGGTTGCTTCGGAGACTGTCCAGGGCGATGTGGAATTATTAGCATGCTCAATGCTGATACTTTCACAGTTAGCAACCCAGCGACCACACGCCCATGCGGTATTGCTCTCTAGTACGTGCTGGGTGATAGTGCCTTCACCATCCACAGAATAGTGCGCAGATTGTGCCTGCATCCTGTCCCACATGGCAGTAATGGCTGCACCGTCTAAGCCTGTGGCGGCTTCATGATGTACAACGATATACTGCACGGAATGACCGTCTCGCCCAGCTGAATATGCTGACGTTGGAATATATGCGTCAGCGGTAATCTCACCCGAAAAGTCTGCCATTAGTGCGTCCCCTCGTCTAAAGGGCTCACACTTGGTTTGTCATATGTCATTGCACGTGCAGAATCGCTTAATCCCTTTGTGGTTGGGTCAACCGTGACACCAATAGCACCCAAGACGGCAACTACCACAGTGCCAATCAAGTAAGGATTGCTGATGAACTTCACAAATACATCAGCCAAGCTGCCCCAAGTAGTCAAATCGGAATAAGCCAGTCCGAGGTATGCCAGGACTGGACTCATGACGATTCCAGTCATACCCAGCCACCATGCAGGATTGTGTAGACGTACTTTCCAGTTAATCATTTCTACTCCTTTACTTCTCAAGCTTAGTAATGCGTGAGTCTAGGTTTTTTACATCGGTCTTGACCTCGGCGAGGTCTGTTGCTGCTTTTTTTGACACTTCATCCGCCCTTCGTGCGACAATGCCAACCACAGACAGCTCCGCCGTGTGCTGTGTCAGTGTTGCAGTCAAGTCAGAGAGAGACTGTTGATACTTGCCCAGTTGTTCATTCATGACCTGTTGGCGTGTCTCTAAGCGGGTGAGGGTGTTGGTGATGGTACTCTTCCAAGCGTCTTCTTTCTCTTTGTCTTCTCGACTAGCACGCTGCCAGTTTGAGATAGCAACAAGACCGCCCAAAAACGCACCCACAATGGAGATGAAGAAGGAAACCATTTCAGCTGTAATGTTCATGACCTCACCTCCTAGTGCCTCACTGTATAAGTAAGAGATCCCTGTCGCCAGGCGTTGGAAACAGTGCCGCCCATGTCTTGCAGGTAGATGTTTCCATCTGGACGAGCAGAAATGGCCGTAATCACATCAGCGTGACCGGGGCAGAAACCTGAGTTATACACAATAGATTCTGTACTGTCAGAAATTGAACCGTACTTTTCATGATCTACTAGAGGTGGTCTCGCTCCTTCAGGAATGGTGAAGGGGCATCTAACTGCGTCATAAGCCACGTTATTTGCGAGCCAGCCTCGAACCTTAATAGTTACAGAATCACCTGTGCGATATATGTGCCAGTAATTCTTATAACTTCCCTGATCTTGCAAAATCACCGTCTCAAAATCGCCGTTATCATCTTGATAGAGCGTATTCGCAAACATAAAAAGCTGCTCTGGCTTAGACGCAACAACGCCATTAAGCTTTACACGATAGAGCGGGAAGTAGTCTTGAGCGTCACCATTTAAGACGTTACCAGCTGGGATTAAAGGGTCCTCAGCTTTACCAGATGTAGGTACACCACGTAAAACCTCAAGTTTTGCCGACTCAATTCCCTGCGCGTTACGCTCGTATTTAAGGCAGATAAAGTCGTTACGATTTTGTCCTTGAGTTCCAGAAGTGATTGTGACCTGCTCTGGTGCGGTTACACTCACTTGTCTACCATGCAGAGAAGCGTCACCGGTTGCAATAGTAACTCGATTGGCGCTCTCTTGTGTGGCTGCTAGACGCTTACCAACCGCGAGAACGACGCTCTTTTCGCCAAAAATGCCAGCGTGTAAACGTCCTTTATCAGCACCGGTAATGTGAGGTGCTTGACCCTGTCCATCGACACATGTGACTGCCATATTAGTTCACCTTGCTTTCAAACTCTTTGAATGAAGCATCATGTTTTGCAAGAAGCTCGAGATATGCTTTGTAACAGCTCTCGCAATAAGTGCGATTCTCTTCTCCTCGCTGTGACTGACGCTTAATGTCATGCCATTGAGCGAGCGAGTATGTATTGCTTGGAGTAACAAACTCAGACTTACCACATCTATCACAGGTATATCTGGAGCCTTGTTCTTTAGCCATTACGCCGTCCTTTCCCACTTAAAACCGTCAAGTGACGGCAGGCGTTTCCATGTACCGCCGAGGCTCGATGGATTAAATGATTTAGTTGTTTCATAGATTGAACCGATTGGATGAGCAGCCAGGAAGCCTCCGCCTTGGTTAGCTCCCCCACTAATTTGAAGGGTCACCATTGATTGAGTGATTGCAGTAATCCGTCCGAATTCGTCTACTGTAAGACGCGGAATCGCAAAATTGGCATTATTCCCAGCCACAATTGACTCTGAAAGGCCGTATGAACCAGCCTCTGCACCAGAACTTTGAAGGCTTAAAGTGACGTTGGAACCCGTCTGGGAAACCGCAAGCGGCCCTGTTGAGGATACATTTTTTACGCTTGAGTTTGCTGAGACTAATGCATTGTTGCCAATGTCTTTTGCCTCATGCGCTTGACCTTGAGCGGCAACTGCAGCCGACTGTGCGGCAGCAATATGAGTCTCAATATCAGCGACTTTCTCATCCGACATAACCGCTGAGATGCGATTACCGACAATACGAATGCCAGTGCCAGCTACATATGTAGTTCCAGCACCTTGAGACGCTCCAGAAGACTCAAATGAAACGCCATGTGAGCCGCGAGTCTGATTTGGTGAAGTCACTTCATAACTTACACTCATTACCCCGCTCGCGACTTTTACTATCTTCTTGCCAATAGTCGCTTGAGTTCGTCTTCCTGTGTCTTGATTTTCAGCAACGACAACATCGTCAATATAAAGATTCAAGCCGTCATGGACCGTAACGTCTACAGAAGACTGAGCTTGAAGCTCTTTGAGCTTCTTTGTTCCCTCTTTTTCAAGCTCTGCATCCTCAATATTGTTGTAGTCATAGAGCATGGATACTTCATCTTGTCCAAACAAACTCTGCGTCTTTGAAATGCGCCCCGCACGGTCTGCATAAAGGTGAATAACCGTACGACTTGCAAGCTCACCTTTACCAGCGCAAATTAAGTGGTTCACGGGATGATATGACGTCTTAGATTTGTAATCCAGGGAATCAGAATCAAGCCTGTTGTCCGTGAGAGGCTCGAGCCAAATAAGTGTTTTACCGTCAGTTCGTTGAATTCTAAGTCGTGAGCCTGCAGCATTTGCAATGTGTCTTAATGCTGTGTAAGCGTCGCAAAAACGAGGTAACTGACACTTAATAATTGTCTCAGACTGCCCTGTCTTAGCCTCAAATACTGTTGCAAGATCTGCTGCAGCAACAATGCTCTCGATGGCCGTTTGAGCCTTATCTGAGATATTGATGTAATCAGTACTCGGAACCAAGATTTTTGAAGCGAGCATACCGTGCCAGGTACGCCCGCTCCATGTAGTCGTAGACACACCGCCGTCAAGCGAGTCTGAAGCTGTATCTATGATGCCGCCGTATTCTGTGCCATCGATTGATACTAGAAATCCATCTTTGATTGGAATCGACGGGGCAAATACTTCAAAAGAATTTCCCGTATCTCCAAAAGAAAGGTCGAGCACATAGTCCTCTGTGCCGGCAATATCTTCACCGTCAGCCTTTGATACCGTTAAGATGTCCATGGAAGACCTCCCCTTGTTTCCCACCATTCAACATCAAAGCCGAATGTGCCGTCCCACGAGACGTTCTGAAAGCCTTGTTTCAGCGGTTCAAAGCAATAGTTGCCGCCGCCTTTACCACTACCACGGCTGCCAACATCGAAGCGGTCTGAGACGTCTCCAAGTTCAGTAACAAGCGTGATTGTCTTACGAGTGCGGGTGCCATCTACAACAAGACGGCCTCCACTTGGAACCGTCAGTGAGAATGAGTAAGTATTATCGCCAATCACGATTCGAGGTTGGAGGGCCGTTCCGTAAATAGTGAACTTTACTGGACATTCTGAGGATGAGCGAATTTCAAGCTGCTTTGGCGGTCTCGTGATGCCAAGGTTGTATGGAGCGTTGGTAGGTAAATTAAGCCAATCGCTCTGTGCATCATCGTGAGTCACGCTGAAGCTTTTACTATGGCTTTTGTGCCATGACCCTTCTAGCAAAATAACTGTAAGGGCAACTGTTGCCTGATCATGAAAGACAGATTGAACCTCGCTTTTAGACACATACACATCTTGCGACCATTCATTGTTATAGACGAGTGCTCCTGGCTCTTGATTATTGAAGTCGAATTCAAATTCATTGGCCATTGATTCCGCTAGTTCAGAACCCTCAATGAATAAATCTAACGTGACTTCTTGAGCATTAGATGAAATGCCAGAGACAGAACGCGCTCCTAGCGTGTATCCAGGCTTATAGCCTCTAAGAGATGTGCCAGTACCAATAGAGGCTTCTGGCACATCAAGTTCAAAGGTGTTACCGCGGGAAGAAACGTACTTGAGCTTACGCATTCGTTCTCACCGCCTTTTGAACCGCACGAGCGAAATCACGGTCTCCAATATTGTTAGAGTTCTCATCAATAACCTGTCCGAGCTCACCGTTACGCATGAAATCATAGATATCTGCGAGCGTGGTTGCGTTTGCACGTTGCTGCCTTGAGTCAAGCTCGAAAGCTGCACGATAAATACCGTTTGCATTAGCGTCA